CGGTTATGTGCAGGGCGGCGTCACCATGACGAATGAGACGGTCAAGTGCAACTTTGACCGTGGCCGCCGCTTTGATGTGGACGTCATGGACGATCTGGAAACCGCTGGCCTTGCCTTTGGCCGTCTGTCCGCTCAGTTCATCCGTGACAAGGTTGTGCCCGAACTGGACGCTTTCCGCTTTGCGTCCTACTGTGGCATCAGCGGCGTCACGAAGAAGGAAGAGACGCTTGCCGATGGCGCGGCCACCGTTGCGGCGCTGAGTGCTGCCGTGACGGCCATGGACGATGAGGAAGTCACCGCCACCGGGCGCTACCTGTTCATCACGCCGACGCTGCTGCAGGGCATCAACGATATGGACACCACGAAGAGCAAGAAGGTTCTGGAAGGCTTCGAGCAGGTCATCAAGGTTCCCCAGCGCCGCTTCTACACGGCCATCAAGCAGCTTTCCGGCAAGACCGGGGAGGAAGCCGGCGGTTACACGAAGGCAGCCGGCGCGGCCAACATCAACTTCGCCATCGTCCAGAAGGATGCGCTCATCCAGTATACGAAGCACGCCGCGCCGAAGATCATCGCCCCGGAAAACAACCCGGACGCGGATGCCTACGTCTTCGGCTATCGCATGGTGGGCATCGCCAAGGCATACAAGAATATGCTGTCTGGCATGTACTTCAGCCACGACAAGGCGTAAGGAGGATTTACTATGGCTATTATCGGATACATCCCGCCCGCCGCCGAGCCGACCCCCGCGGTCAACGCGCAGCCTGTGCCGGACAATGCTCCGCCTGCCGAGGCGGCGGTGGAACTGCCGTTCCCCGAAGTGACGGACACGGCGGCAGAAGAAAAGCCTGCCAAGCGCACGAAGAGGGCAGCGGCCAAGGAGTAAAACCATGACGAGTTACGAGTTTTACGTCTGTAAATATGGCGGCAAGGCTATCCAGCCGGACGAGTGGCGGACCGCTTATGCTGACGCTGACGCGCTGATCCAGAGATATGAGCGGCTGTACCGCGTGGGATATCCCACCGACAGCGCCCGCGACACAGCTGTATGTGCCATTGCTGACGCACAGCGCAGGTTTGCCGATGTGCAGAGCGGCGCTGTGGCTGCTCCGGCCAGCGTTACGATTGGCAGCGTAAGCGAAAGCTACACCGCCAACACGGCAGCAGCCATTGATGCGACACCCAAGGCACAGGCGGCAGAATACTATCGCATTCTGTGCTTGTATGCTGATGTGTACAGGGGGTGCAGCTGATGCGGTATGAGGGAGCGCTTCGTTCGCCGATCTATGACCTGTGCCGCCAGACCGTTACCGTGTACCATGCGTGTTATAATCCCTTCCGGGTGACGCGCTGCGTAATTCATGGCGCGTACTTTGAGCGTAAAACCGTGCAGACCGTTGATAAAAGCGGGGACAAATCCTGTGACGAATTTTTGCTGGTGATTCCCAACAAAAATGCGCGGCGGGTTGCCCCCGCCCTTTTTAACGGCATCCCCGGCGTGTATGTGCTGGAATGCGGGGATCGCATTGTGGAGGGCGTTGGGGAAGAAATCACCACCCGCGAACAGTGGGGCAGCTTCGTCCCGGCCAACCGCCCCGGTGTTGTTACGGCAGACTGGGTGCGGGACATGGGCTGCCGCAATGTTCTGTACCATGTGGAGGCAGGCGGTAAGCAATGAGGGTCACGCTGGATTTTCCCGCCGCAGAAGAGATTTTGCAGGAAGTGGGACTGGATGAACAGGGCGATGCGCAAATGTTCCACACTAAGAATGTGCTGCGGCGCGTCCAGAAGTATATGCCCTACCGTACAGGCGCGACCATCAAGCTGACCGTCGCCCAGACCGACCCCCGCGTGCCGGAGATCGTCACCGAAGAGCCGCAGGCGGTTTATCTGTATAACGGCGTGAGCCGCAGCGGGAAACCGCTGAACTATACAAAAACAAAGAATCCCCTTGCCGGAGGGCATTGGGATCGTGCGCTTGTGGCTGCCGAGGGTGATGCGCTGGCTGCCGATCTGGAACGCTATATTGGAAAGAGGTCTGGCGAATGAGTGAACTTGAGCAGGTCATCACATGGCTGCGCACCTATGAGGGGCATGACATCTTAAAAGATTGGCATGTCGACTACACCGACCAAGTGCCCAGCTGCGGCGCAGTCTTCCCGCAGGGGCTGCAGGAAATTGAACGCAGCACCTATATCACGGGCGCAGTCTGCGTCACAAATCAGAGCAACTTCGGTCTGTACTTTACTTTTGCCAAAAGTGCAGGCGATGATGAGGGCGCGAAGATCAACGCAGATTGGGTCAACGGCTTCCAGCATTGGGTGCAGGAGCAGAGTGCCCACGGCCTTGCTCCGAACTTTGGCGACGCCGAAGAGCCTGTCATCGCCCGCGCCCAGAACGGCGTACTGTACGAAGCGGAGGCCGAAGGCACGGCGACTTATATGGTTGTGCTGAGCCTGCGCTACACAAAAACCTATGAATCGGAGGATTTTGCATGAAAATCGAACGCAAATACATGGCGCATTATCTGAATGCAACCTTTGCCGCAGATGATGGCACGGCCAGCTATGTGCGGCTGGGCAAAGATTTGGAGGAATACTCCCCGGAGTTGTCCGCCAACGTCGAAAAGAAAACCAACATTCTCGGCAACGAGACTGTCAGCATCGACAGCTACCAGAAGCAGGGCGAGGTCAGCCCCTACTACGCCGAGAAAGGCGACCCGCTGTTTGAGAAGCTGCAGAGCATTATCGACAACGATCTGGTTCTGGATGATCTGAAAACCGACATCGTGGAAGTCAAGCTGTGGGACGCCCAGAGCAGCGGCGCGTTCCCTGCGGTGCGGGAAGAGTGCTACATCGAGGTCAGCAGCTACGGCGGTGACACCACAGGTTATCAGATTCCGTTCAACGTGCATTATACTGGCGTTAAAACCAAAGGCACGTTCAACCCCACCACCAAGGCATTCACCGCCGAGGCATGAAAGGAGCAGCCATCATGGAACTGGTTATTGATCGCGGCGTCAAAAGCTATGACGTGAAAGACGCTGACGGCACACTGCTGGGCGTCATCAAAATCAACCCTGCCGACATCGGCATTTCCGGGCGCTTCGTCTCGGCACGCAATGCCATCGCAGAACTGGCGGAGCAGGCCAAGCAGGACATGACACCCGAAAAGATTCTCGCAATGGATACGACCATCAAGGTTGAACTGAACAAGGTGTTTGGCAGTGATGTGTCCTCGGTTTTCTTTGGCGGACTTTCGGCGCTGGCTCTTGCCGATGACGGTGCTTTTGTCTTTGAAAAGGTGCTGGAAGCTGTTGCCCCTCTGGTGGAGGAAGCGCACAAGGCCGGAATCGCTGCCGCCGAAGCGCGACTCAAAAAGCACACCGCCGTCTATGCCGACTTCAGCAAGGGGCTTGCCCCCGGTCAGCAGGCATGAGTGCATGGGAATTACCCACCACCGTCATGGTGGCCGGGAGCAGCTTTGCGATCCGCTCGGATTTTCGCGCCGTACTGGATGCACTGGCTGCGCTGACTGACCCCGACCTGACACAGCAGGAGCAGTACGTTGCCTGCCTGCAAATTCTATATCCCCGCTGGAAAGAGCTGCCCGACGCAAACGCTGCGCTTCGGGCGGCTTTTACTTTTATCAACGAGGGAAAAGAGGATGAGCAGCAAGGCTTCCGCCCCCGGCTGGTGGATTGGGAGCAGGATGCTGCTCTGATCGCACCCGCTGTGGACAAAGTGCTGGGGTATAGCTGCCGCCGATGCGGGTATTTGCACTGGTGGGAATTTCTCGGTGCATTTCATGGCATCGGCGATGGCCTGTTTGCGCAGGTGGTGAACATCAGAAACAAGCGAGCACGCGGTAAAATGCTGGACAAATCCGAGCAGGAATTTGCCCGCGAGAACGCTGCCGTTATTAAAATCCATGCGGCAGAAAGTGCCGAGGATAAGGCCGAAAAGGAAAGGCTGTTGGATCTTCTGGGGAGGTGAAGCTATGGCATCAGTCGTTATCAATACGCGCTTTAATAACCGAAAGGCCGAGGCAGACTTAAAAGAGTTGCAGGCCAAGGCCAAAGAAACCGCGCGAGAAATCAATGCGGTGGAAAAGGGCCTCGGCTCGGCTACGACCAAACGGAATAAGCTGCGGGACGATTTGGAAGCCGCCCGCCAGAAAGCTGCCGAAACGGTTGCCGCTCTCGACGAAGTAAACGCTCGACTGGATGCCGGACGCAAATCGAAGTTCGGCGTCACATCCAAGGGCGACGAAACGCTGAGCGACAAGCTGGCCGCAAAGTTGCAGCAGCAGGATACCGCTGTGCAGGCTGCCGC